CATCTATCGCTTCTCCCAATAGATTACCATTTCAGTAAAATAAATAACCATTTAGTAAATATATATATCCACTCTCCCCCATAATATTTTTTTTGAATTATAATCTGTTATAGAATTACTTTTTGGTTAATTAAATTACCACTATGGTAAATAGAATATATTTAAGATATTATTATCTAATGTATAGTATAGAAAACAATATGTATAAGAAATATGGAAAAGATGGTCAAGTTGCTTTGTATTATAGAGACATTCTTATTTGTATGATGCCTTTGGGTGTTATGAGTATGGAAGACTATAAACATAATGCTAATCTACTTATCCTTGATGGTATGAGAGATGGATTGAAAGTCCCGAATATTATTCATGCTTGTAGACTATTCTGTGAAAGTATTCGATATTTAACTTGGGATAATAATAAGAAAAAGAAGTATAAACGTAAAGAAATTTCTCTAGAAGATTACAGATTGTTTTTGGGTTCATTATTTGCTCTTGTGAAACTAAAGATTATTGATGAAGATGATGCTTATATGATTTTCACGAAAAATGCTGTACAAAAATCACGAAAGAAACGCATCACTTAGCTTTCCCATATCCACTACGATTATTGGGATATTTCTTCGCTTTCATTTCTTTTGCTTTTTTGATAGTTGTTTCCGCTTCTTTCTTCTTTCTCACTTGAGTTAATTTCTTCATACCTTTATCACTCAATTTGAATCCCGACTTGTAAATACTTCCAATGAGTTTTTCTTTCTTCATTGTTTTGGGAATAACTAAATCATCAAATCTATTGTGTGCCTTTATTAACTGACGCAATTCAGCAATAGAATAGCGGTCAGATAGAGTTACTACTTCTTGCTTTGTAGACATTATATAATATCTCAGATTAAAATATGGGATTTATTTAAACAAAAAAATCTTGAGTAATATATAGAATGATTATTCATAAGTCCCATAGTAAAACCGATTTGATTGATTATATTAATGACCTTGGATTACCCATCGTATTCTCACATCAAGATAATAAAAGAGATATTCATGAAAAGTATCAAGAAGTCTTTCTAAAGAAGTTTGACTTCAAACCAAACTTTTATAAAATTGAGAATCTTGATGGTCTTAAGATTTATCTTGAAAATTGTAATCCCAAAAAAACATTAAGTATCAAAGAGAAACAAAATGTAATGTTAATCTGTAAACATATTATTAACTATTGTAAGAATGGATATGATTTGAATCTCTGTAAATATGAAAGTCCGAAAGAATTGCAAGATGATATGGATTTTATAAAACAGTTCGGAGATATTCCATCTGTAAGAAGATGCTGTAAGTTAATGAATAATGATTATCATTTTGTTGGGATAAACTTTAAACCGTATATATCCCCACAAACTCAAAAGATATTAGATGAAAAAAGTGCGAATAGCACAAAAAAGAATCTTAATTTTGGAGCTAAGATTCGTCGAGCCACTCCGGACAATCCGATTCTTGTGGTATTTGATTAATCATATTTGATATAATTCTCAATAACTCTTCTCTCTTTCTCTTCTCTTCAAGATATAATGCTTTGTATTTGAAACAATCGTCAATTAGAGTTTGAAGTGAAACTAACCACATTTATATTAAGTATTAGATTTTAATTCTCTAGATTCTTTTTTGCTAAAGTTATTATATTTTCCAACTTATCATTCTGTTCTTTAAGTGTTTGATTTTCAGATTGTAAAAGTTCAACAACACGATTCAATTCTTCAATAATTTCATGAAGAGCTTTTAAAGTTCTCGCACTTCTTGGAATATCCATTCTCTATTATGTATATATAGATTGTTTTCTTTTAAGCATTGTATAACTCAAACATTCCCCCACTCAAACGAGCAACACGAACATACTCGCAGTATGAACGCATCAAATCCACAACAACTCCCGAAGTTGGGAAATCTCCCGAAAGATGGACTTCAATACCACGCTGTCCAACACGTCCATTTGTGAGACGAGTGCCAAGATAGAAAAACTTACCTTCAAGACCAGTGTTTTGCTCTCTCCCTTCAACTGTATCAGCAGTAATAGAACCAACAGACTGGTCAGAAAACTCGGAACGAGTGATAAAAGGCACACCTTCACTCTGAGTGAGATTGGAGAATAGTCGGGCAACATTATCCACATCTGAAGTGTATTCAAATCGGTCATTGTATCGGACATTGTAGCGAATAGCGGTTGAACTCTGAACACCCGAAGCATTCGTGAATGGAGAAATACCAATATTCGCACCAAGAATATTAGCAATTCCTTCAGAAGTATTCGTGAGAGCAGTGAGAACCCTTGGAACAACACGATTCGCCATACCAAGATTACGAATAACCTTTGAACTAATAGCAGTTGGAGTTGTGCTATTCTCAACAAGTCTGTAATCCACAAATGAGAAACTCATATCTTGATTTGCAGCAGCATATCGGGACATTTCATCACTCGCACCATAGAAAACATAATCAGCACAAAACTTAAGAGAATCTAAATCCAAAGCACAAACAGTTCCCGCATCACTACCACCACGTTGGCACAATCCACCAGTAGTTTGGAATGTGAGTTCAATCGTGATTGGTTCACGAATCATATAAAGTGGCAACTGATTGACCTTCAAGAATGGGAAAAGATCCGAAAGATCTATCTGAAAACTCGGGCATTCTGTAAGTGCCGCAGTATCCATAATATACCAACTCGGGAGTTCACGGTCAGCCCCCTTCTTCTCCATACCAGTCTGAAGACCATAATCATCAGCAAAAACCTTTGAACCCGCATTGTATTCAAACTCGTGAGACAACCATCGCCCAGTAGTAAACATTTCACGCTCATAATTCTGCTCATTTGTAATTGTAGATGATTTAATCGCATGAAGTCCAGACCACGAATCTAATTCATTAAGTGTCTTATTACCAATCTTCAATACTGCTTTCTTGATAATCTGACCAATACCAACGTGGGGCTGTAAATAACCCTTGGAAATACCAGCACCCGGAGATAAAGCAACGAATATCTTGGAATGACTGTGAAGAAATCCCTTGTTTTGTAGTGTAAAACGACAGAATCCTTCGGTAGTCGCATTACTCTGAGTTTTCACAACTGGTTCAAGCAAATCAGTCTCAACTTGCTGAACATAGTTTGCTGGAATCTGCTCCAGCATAAGAAAGTTTGGAATAGAATCTCCTTCACTAAGAGAAGCCATCTGATCACTTGACATAGTATCCATATTTATTATACTATTCACAATATAATAAATATCATTTTAAAATAATGAAAAAAAAGAGTATAGAAAATAAATTATCGGGATTTTTGTACATCTACTGTATGAGTTGAACACCATTCGGGGAATATGCGAGAACAGACTTTGCTTTAATGAAAATGTAAACTCCAATTGGATTATCACTCTTTAACTCCGATTCAATCGATACTCCAAACTGCTCAGTGCTGAAATCTTCACCAGCACCACCAATTCCATATTTCACACCAAGACCGAAAACAGACCCACCTTCGGCAATCTGAAGATACGAAGTCTCAGCAGTAGAAGACTCAACCATATTGTAGTTTCTATTCGCATTTACCGGTGAAATAGATAGACGGTCATTGGTGTAATCGGGAGATACAGCATCTATGAGATTCTGTAGTAATTGTGGGTCAACTACCTTTGATGCTGTGTTTTCGGGGTCTACAACATTCGCAACATAATCAAAATCCGCCGGGTGCTTCACACCACCCTTTAACCACTGAACTCGCTTAATCGCAGCAAGATCCGTGAGTGATGCTCCATCACCCGATGGATAAACTGTGACTTGTCCATCAGCAGTCAGAGTGTTAATATCACTAACCGGAACAAAAGTCATGAAAGCACTCACAACATTCTTCAATGCAAGATTATACTGAAGTTGAGCATTCGTGGAATTAATGGAAGTGTAAAGAGAAGTAATCGTGTTATACTGATAAACTCCTTGGTCTTCACCTTGAGCCATCTGTCCAGCGGGAATGTCCGAAACTTCACAAGTGAGTTTCAGATTGCTCAATTCATAGTGAGCATCACCAATCCCCGTAGTAGAACCATCTTCACTAAAAAGAACATTGGAATCGGGTTGAAGTAACATCTCAATAATCACACCACCAAAAGCATCGGGGCGAAGATTAACCATATTACCCGACTGAACAAAACCACACGGAAGATGGAATGAGAAAGAGTTAGTCTGAATCACATCAGTAGTCGGGGATTCAACAACACTCTTACGGAAAGCAGTCGCATTCGGGTGAATTAAGCACGACTGACCCAAATGTCCCATCTGATCTTGGAGACTGGAAGTCATAGCCATATATGTATTCATAAACTTGGAATAATGGCGGATATTTTCACACACCATCTTTGAACGTCCAGCACGAATCGTGAGAGACTCAATCACATTATAAACTCCAAGTCGGTTATTCATACTCACAGCATCACCATCGGTGAGTGGAGTGGGAGACGCAAGATTATCCTTGTATGCTGAGAAATCTCCAATAATTCTAATAGTTGCGGGGTCTAAGAGACCATCTTGGGCAGAAATAGTGAATGACAAAACGGGAAAACCATTCTTAAAAGAAATCTTACCATCAGCGGGAATATTATCGGGACGAATTTCTATGTAGCGTGAAGTCATTTTATAATTAAACATATATAAAATCTTAAATAAGAAAATTAATAAAAAAACATTGATTATAGTAAAATGGAAATCCCGAAAATATTCTATATCAATCTTGATAAACGAACTGATAGAAGAACCCAAATGGAAACTATGTTAGATGGATATGATTATGAAAGAATCAGTGCCATAGAAGATGATGATGGATATATTGGTTGTGCTAAATCTCATATAAAATGTTTACAAATGGCAAAAGGATTACAATATGAAAAAATAATCATTCTTGAAGATGATTTTATGTTTATGAATGGTTGGAACTTTAAAAATATGGAATTACCACAAAAATATGATATTTTTTTGTTATGTAATCGTATTAAAAAACATAGTAAGATAGATAAAACTTTTAGTCGTGTTCATGAATGTAGTTGGACTTCGGGACATATTCTAGATAAAAACATATATGATGATTTAATCCAAAATCTTGAAGATGGAATAAAAGATAGAGAAAAGAAAGGAAAAAAAATTAGTAACAATCTTGATATTTATTGGAATAAATTATGGAGAAAATATGTGTGTATTACACATAATTATAATTTTGCTACACAAAGAACGGGATATAGTGATATAATTAATCAAAATGTGAATAGAATGGAAAAACAAAATATTCAAAGTAAGTTTCATTAAGGCACAACTTCCACACTGCCATCACGAATCACAAGTCTTCGCACGTGGAAAACATACGACTGGAATAGCTTTCCCTTGCTGGGTGCTGTAGCAGTTTGATACTTGAGAATGACAGCAAGATCTTTATCTCTCAAATCCATAACTCCATTCTGACCACCCGCTGAAAATCCACGACCAAAGCAGAAATTATCCATGAAATGACGGAAAGAGCGGGGAGCAATTCCCGAATTATCCAGTGTCTTTTCTAACTCATAAATATGGAATGCGTCCAGTGAGTTCTTGGTTGCAATCTTCGTAGTAGAGATTTCACGAGATGGAACACGCTTACCATTCACTTGATACTGAATGGAAGAGAGTTCATCACAAATACCCGTAAGTCCCGAACGAGTTGCGGTCAAGCAAGTATCTTGAGAATGCTTAGATGTTCCACAAGCATTGCTACTATCTGTTCCTTGAATCACATAAGTTCCCGAACCCGAAATAAGCTCCGCAGATGTGTAAACTGTAGAATCAGTGGGAACAACTAATAGAGACTTTGCTCGGGAGTTCTGAGAGAAAATCTGAAAAGTTGTCTGTCTATCAGTAGAAAGAATACTATGCTTGTAATTTGTAGTAGACATAATATCGAACTCTATCGCTTTTCCTTCTCGGACTTTTTGTACCATTCCCCTTTCATATGCGGGGTCTAAGATTACTTGACTAACCGTGAGACTTACACTACTCACTTCATAAGTTGCGTCATATGAAGATTTACCCGCAACAGCAGTAGAATACATTACATATCCTTCACTCGTAATATCTTCTCCATCATTATCCACAGCAGCAGTAGTCTTGACTTCTATGAGACCACCACTTCCATTCGCAGCAGAACTGAGATTAATCTCAGAAATAGTCATTGTCGCAGACATCTCCGAGAATGAACCATTATTATCTACCTTTGCGAAATTGAAAGTCTCTCCAACAACAAATGGAAACTTATCAACTCTGTCAGTCCCCGAAAGATTATTCTTAGCAGAAACATAGAAAGTATCACTATTTGAACCATTCACCCAATCATCGGGAGCATCAGAACCATTGAGAGAATGAAAGTGTGGATTGAGATTCAATCGTGTATCAACAAGCACAGAATCTAACTGCTTAATCACAACTGGAGCATCATTAAGGTCAATTTCAATGTAAAGACCATTTGTCATCATAACCGGGAAAATAGTGCTGGAATCAGCAAAAATACCCGTGTGGAGTGGGATACAAATCTTAGCTCTCAAGAAATCACCATTACCAAAATCAGTAGTCTGATTACCCGAAGTTTTCTTGAAATATGGATTTGTGAGAGTGTTTGCCATTGGAGTCATGGAAGTTCCTTCACTCCCACGATTACCGGGGGTGTGAACAGCACACCCTTCACGGAGAGCACGAATATTCTCAATATTCTTATCTTTATCATAATCATACTTTACCGAAACATATGTGGCATAATCCGAAATCTCTTCTAGTAGATTACCACGAGAACCATCATAAATGCGAATATTCTTAATAAGAGTAGAAGTGCATTTATCCAACTGGAGACGGGTGGGAGTTCCACCACTCGGGAGTTTTAGTTTCACAGCAAAATCAAGATACGTTTCACGACCATCCATAAACTTAGTTGATGGGTCAACAAATAACTGAACTTTCTGTCCCGGAGAATATGAGAGTCCATTCTCACTTGGGATAGATATTTTCTTCTCACCGACTCTTACAGAATCATCAACTTTCCAAAACTGAGACATCTTTTTATAAAAGATAGCAATATAAAAATATGAGATAAAAAATTATCAAAAAAGTTAATATATATATTTACTGAACTCTTCCAGTAACTACTGTTTGACTTTGTGGTGTTGCGATTGGTGTTTCAGTTTCAGAATCTTGTTCTGTTTGTAAATCAGATGCTTGTTTATCTTCATCTAGTTTTTCCCCGACTTCATCTACAGCTCCCGAAGCTAAATCAAGCACACCACCCAAAAGTGCTGCTGGTGGGAATGCCATACCAACTAAGTCCGCTGCTGCTCCCCCGATTTGTAAAATATTACCCGCTTTTTCCCAATTATTATTACCCGCAATTTTACCCGCCTTAATATCTTCATAAATATCCAATCCACCTTGAGCAGCCCCGAATAATCCACCCGCTGCTTTTCCAGCAACTCCAAGACCCTTTGACATTAATGTTTCAGCAACTTCTCCACCTTCGGACTTTAATGCTCCCTTTAATGCTCCACCCGTAGCAGTTTCAAGAGATTCTCCAATATCACCCGCAGCAGATTCTCCCGCTTCTCCAACACTTCTACCAAGTCCCCCTTCTTCCACAGTTTCAGCTGGGGGAGATGTGACTTCCGATTCTGTTGCTGGTGCCGATGAACTCTGAGTCTCACTTAATTCAGTCCCTTCACTCTGAGTCGCTTCTGCTTCATCTGTGGGATTAGATTGTCTTCCCGATTGTTTTGCTCTCCAGTCTTGATATGCCTTTACTTTACTGGGCATTCCTTTTCCCGCCCAAAGTGCGGTTCCAGTTTCCTTTAATTGTGCCAAAGTATCTGCTGAAGATTCTTGACTTTTCAATGAAGCAAACTTATCCGCAATATCCGAATTATGTTGACGAATTCGTTCATTCAAATCTCTTACTTGCTGTCTTTGAGCATTTCCCAACGAAATTGCCGCCGAGTTTGTTCCATACAAATCCATTTTATAAATATGATTATATAATATTTTAACATAAAAAAAAATCAATTATAATACTATGAAGAAATATATTCAAGGTGATATTCACGAAGTCATTAAAACTCTTGATGATAATAGTATAGATTTTATTTACACAGATCCCCCATTTGGAACAACAAAAGCATCGTGGGATAAAGGTTTACGATGGAATGAATTATTTGATGAAATGTGGAGAGTTTTAAAAGATGATGGAATAATTTGTCTTTATTCTTCTATTCCATTCACTTATGAATTATATAAATATGAAACACCGAAATATCATTATTCATGGAAGAAGAATAATAAAACTGGATTTTTTCAAGCGAAATATCAACCATTAAGACAGATGGAAGAAATAAATATTTATTATAAAAAGCGTGGAACTTACAATTCGCAAATGGTTGGCGATGATTATTACCCAAAAAGAAATGTTAAAGTCGGTGGGCGTAATGGATATTATGGAGAAGCTCTAAAAGATAAAGATAATGAATATATTTCAACCGATGGAGATGGACATAAAGGACGCTATCCAACGACTTTTAAAGATTGGAAAGTAAGAAAAGATAATACCGGAATTACAAGAACTGATGAACAAATAGATTATTTTATTAAGACTTATTCTAATGAAAATGATACAATATTAGATATGACTTGTCATTGTCAATATGTTGGAGATAGATGTGAAATATTAAACAGAAATTATATCGGGGTTGATTTAGAGTTAAACTTCTAATTCTTCTTCTGTATCATTACTTCTCACTGGATAGATTTGTTTTTCAAATCTCAAGAACGCTTGAGCCGGATTCTCACTGAGTTTCAAATATAAAAATGAATATCTATCTCTGTGTGCTTCATTATATAATTTCAAGAAGTTCTCTTCTCCACCCACTAAATCCCCATACTCTTCAGCTATTTTTGAAAGTTCTTTACTATTCTGCTGTTTACAGATTATCACATCAGTCGCATTATTACGTATCATACCCGCAACAGCACGAAAAGATTGAACCGCAATAATATAGAAATCAATGTAATGTCTGAATCTTGTTGCGAAAAATGAGACTTGATTTGTTTTCTTAAAATCTTTTGTTAATACATCGTCCATAACTAACGCATAAGTTGGTCTTTCAGATTTATCTTCATATTCTGATTGTGAGCGTTTTATATCATCAATCATACTATCTTCATAATGGTCAGAACAATCAAAATGTTTACTTAAGATTTTACCTTTATGGTCTGTATGCATAGTCGTGGATATTATTCTCACGATATCAAACTTATCTTTATAAAACTCGGGATTACAAAACATATTGACTAAGAGATTACTTTTACCACTTCTTACACTCCCGATGACTAAACATAATGATGGCATTTGTGGGAGATTCGGATGAATGTCATCAAACTTTTCATTTGGGTCTTCATCTTTCACCTTTAACACTTTGGGTGCTTTCTTTGACATTATATTTACTAGATAGATATTTATTTATTATTAATAATTCTATTTAATTTTGTTTTATGTCGTTTCACTAACATATCACACAACCGTCTATCATTCTTTGGTTGATATCGGGGTTCTCCCCCAACATTAAGATGTTTGTATTCTTTATACCAATTACCCCACTTTACACCATATAATTCAGCAATGAAATTATCACAATACCACGCATGAATTTGTGGTGGGAATATCCACCCAAACATTTCATAATGAGATTTATGAAGTAAGAATTGAGTGGGGATTGCTGTATTATTACTATATCCCGCACTATATCCAATATTACGATTCTTCTTTAATGCTTTCAAGAATATCCCGAGCCATTCGTTTCGATTATCAAATGAAATATCATCTCCACATACTTGAAAATATTCATGACCATCAGTAATCGCATATTCACATAAATCATTCCAAATGTGAGTAACTTTTCCTTTATACTCATCTTGAAATGGAAACCATTTGAGTTTTACACCATTGATGGATAATTTTTCGGGAAGAGTCATATTAGAATATAATTCATCATCATAATCATAACCGATATAAACTTCAATATCAAAATTGTGATTTAATCTTTCAATAGAAGGTAAGAAAACTTTATTCAAATATGAATCACTGAAATCTTTCCATTCATTTGGAAATCTGTTTTTGCTCGTGCTTGGTACTAAAAACGCGATTTTTTGTTTATCGGATTTTAGCTCAATCGTGGATTTCATGAAAGGTAAATTATCCAAGGGAGAAGTATCAATCCATTGTGAGATTGAAGGTTTATTATTATAGTTCATAAGTGTTTTATTAACATTAAACATCTTATTTACAAATGATAAAATGTAAGATAATTCTTCCCAAGATCTTAAATGAACTCTTTTACCATTTGGGACATTATAAATATCTCCTTTGCGTTGGTAATCATCACAGAAATAATTTGGATTATGTTTTGGAGTTTTTACAATCTTTAATGTTCCATCGTTGAGCTTTTCACATTCCGGAAGAAACTCAATATAATCACAATCAAAACCCGCAAGATGATAGACATTAGAATCCAAGAATGTTAAAGCACAAATTACAGCAGAAGAACCCGAACAATAATTATTCATAAACTTGAAGAATCCTTTTCCACATTTCATGAGTTCTTCAATAAATACAATATCTTCTCTATGTTCACATTCTACACCTTCGGGGACGTCTTTTATACTTTCACTGAGAAGATAAAGAGAACACTTTCTATCTTTTACATATTGAATAACTTCGGGATTTTTGCATACAACAGTATCAACATTTACATATACATCGGGGTGAGAATCTATTTCATTCCAATGTCTAAATGCGAGAGTTGTTCCAACCCAATAATAATTGTCTCTATCAATAGATTTAAAATCATATCCTTTCAAACTTCTTCCATTCCCAAAGATGAGTGTTTCTTTCATATATATCATATAGAAAATAATTTCTTAAATGTTAAACTTACTAATAAATAATTTCTATACTCTCGGATAAATACATTAATGTTGAAAAGTGTCACTAAACGACACCAAGAATCTATTTTGAAAATGAAAAAAATATTTCCATGGAGAATCCCCAAATATGAGTGTCATTTAATGACACTTTTGACATCTCTATACTTTCTAATAACAATTATCCCACGGATTACTTCCGTCCCGATATTGATATCTTTTTGGTTGAGTGTGCTGTTGAATAGTTCTCTTCATATCTTCCTTTTGTTTCTCAAGCATCTGTGCTTTCTTTTTCTCTTCCTTTCTTGCTTTCCTTAATGTCTCATATGACATTATAGCATTGAATTGTGCTTTCTGAATATCTTCCATTGTCAATTGTGGTTGTGGTTGTTGCTGCTTAACTATCGGGGTTTTTGTACTGACGGCAGTTTCACAGTCTTCTTCAACTTCCGCTTTCAACTTTTGAACCCTTTTAACCTTTTGCTTTTTCAATAACTCTTTCTCTTCCTTTTCCAATGCTTTCTCTTCTGCTCTCACTTTACTCTTTTCCATTTTAGCAATCCGGGCTTTTTCCCGTGCTAATGCGAGTTTCTTTTTATGCTCTTCACTCATCGGTTTACGCTTCGTTCCATCTTTATTGACTCCTTTACGTTTTATTGGTTTTTTTGGTTCTTGGGGTGGCATGTAATCCGGACGAACTGCAATATTATCGGGCATCTGAAATATCTCATTTTCTATTATTTCTTGTTTTTCTATACTTGGTAAATCTAACTCTGTAGACTCTACTTCATCAGAAATTTCCACATCAACTACGCAGTGCGGTGGTTCGTCCACACTTTGGGGGGGGAGTTCAAAACTGTCCGATGGTGGTGGCACACTTTCCGGTAATTGGTCGGGTTCAAAATCAAATTGAACTCTCGGGGGTTGTTTATTACTCATATTTTATATTAATCTATAGATTTTATTCTATAAATATTAAAAAAAACATTAAAAACTCTATAAAAGTTTTAAAAAAAATTATACATTTAATCTATTGGATTATATGAAATATTTATTCCGGTTTTGCTCTAAAATACAAACAGACTATACTTTGTCCGGTTAATACAGTCGCATACTGCTCATTAATGTAATTGAATGATATATCAAACTCATTAACCATCATCTCACTTGGATTATTCAAATCAATGAAAGTAAGATTACTTGGTTCAAAATACAATCTTCCCGTGGTTTGTGTATTATCAAATCGGGGTAAATGAGCTAATATCTTACTTTGATTTCCAGTGAAAGAATTGACTACATTTTGTCCAAAATTATTCAAGCGAACAAACATCGCCATGGAAGATGAGAGAGATGGCGCGAAATCACTATTCATAATTTTTAGTGATCCAGTCTCACTCACATAATTATCCACAATTGCATTATTGAATCCAAAAAGTTGTCGGGCATTTGCCCCCGAAGTTCCAGTATAAACTTCCGAAGGTTCTAAGATTAATACCGGATCATAATCCACACCACCACTCGCATTTAGTCCAATATATGTATATGCTGGATTACTACCAGTATCACTTCTTATGATTTGATTGCGTTCAAGTTCAGCACAATGTTTATGAGCAATTCCTTGAAGAGTCAGATTCTCAAACCACCCACCCTTTTCACGAATCTTCGGATCATAAAATGGAATACTGGAAAGTGGTGGTGTATCAAATTGGGTAATTTGTAAATTAGAAAAGCGACCAGCACTATTACTGAAAACCCCCAATACTGGGTGTAAACACCAACACGACTGATTGATTGGTTTGAACTGAGAAGTATCGGGACTTGTAGCATCATAAGTTGTAACAGTTTCATATGCTTTAATAGTGAAATTATATATTTGGAGAGTCATATTTTCTCCACTTGCTTCAAATCTAATATCTCTGTAATCAACACCCGCTAAATCTATAACATCATCAAAATCACTAGAATCATTTTCCCAATACCGAACACTACTCATTCTCAATACTCCGTCTTCGTCCATAATTGCGTGAGCAACTCTGAGTTTATTTTGTTTATCACGAAAACAGCAAAAGTCAGCAAAAGCACTATTTACATTGGGAGCATTCTTATTACTCTTCTGAACTTTATCTTGAGCATAAGATGGGGCATAAAATCCCGATTCTGTAGTTGTGTTATTGTATCGAGATAATCCAATGAACCATGGAACACCCGAAGCATTTGCTCTACCACTAGCACCACCCGAGATATTTACAATAAACTCACCATCATTTAATGAGAGTGGGAAATCGGGACTTATACCAATTGCGGGTATTTTAGCACTGCTGACATTTCTACTGAATACACCACCAGTGTAAGCAAAACCCGAATCATCATCATAAGTGTCATTAAAAACATTCTCAAATGAACTATCTGTTGGAATATTGTTTACATTCTCATTACTGCTATTTTGGTCATAAGAAATCTTGAATCCAAGAAAGTCAAGAGAAGAAGCATTTCTCAAAACATCACAATCAACAAGTCCTTTAAAATTGGGGTGAAATGTATTTCCTTCCAATCGTTCTTTTACATGATTCGCAAAATCATTAATGCTTAATTCTTCAATATCACCCGGACTATCTGTGGGTGCTAGCATTGGCACGACAACTGGAGCAGAAGTCACATCATATATTTGTGGATCTGTTTCTCCATCTCTATTAAGTTTCTCTCCAATGTAATGATAAAATCTGTGATTATTCTTACTGAATACAACTCTACCATCAACATTCACTTTACACGATTGAAGAGCAACTTGACCATTCTTCGGGATTTTATAAGTAGATGACAATGTATTTCTGAAACTGTAAGCAGAATAAACGGACTGATTATTCCGGATTGTTGAGCCATCTTGTTCTTGATTCGCACATACGACTAAACTCATCTTTTATAATATGGATTATATATTTTTTAAAGATATTCTTTTTTAAATAAAAAAGTATAACAATATAAATGCCCACAAAAAAGATGAAACCTTTAGAGAAAAAACAATCTTATCATCAAGAGTTACAATTTGATGTGAAGAAAGGGATTGAACCCCCAAAGATAAAACCCGAGAAAATATTCGATATGATGGGTGCTAAGAAAACCCCACAAAAGAAAAAAAAATCTTCTAAAGCTAAATATTAATTTGGTACAATTTTCACGACTTCACAATTTATGCATTCCATTTTCCAGTGAGATATGGACAATGTTCATAACAACCACCAACACACTCACACTCATCACATACTCTTGTCCGATTACATTCACAACACTCTTCACAGCGATGACCATCAACCCCACACTCATATTCTACTTCTTCATCTTCATCATATTCGGGCAAATCCCAGTCCATAGCTTTCGCACTCTGAATCACATCATATTTCCATTCTTCAAGTTTCTCCAACTTTCCAACTTCATATTTCCATGCTCCAAGTTTGATTCTGTTTTCTCTTTCAAGTTTCTCATTCTCTTCTTTGAGTTTGTGATATTCTTGTTGAGTCTTCATCCAACATTCTTTGTTCTTTAATCTTTGCTGTGATTCTTCATTTAGTTGTTCTTGGAGTTTATAGACTTCTTTTTGGAGATTCGTGATGTCTGACGTTTGGATAATATTTCCCGTATATGGATGGATTTTATCCACGCTCATTTCTTCAATCGCTTCTTTGAGAGATTCTCGCTCTTCATCAAGTTTCTTCATCTCATCTTTGAAAGTTTTGAGTTGCTCATTCTCCTTCTTGAGACGCTCAATTTCTAAGTCTTGATAAGCGGTGTATTCTGTTTTCTGCTCTATTTCTTCAAGTTGCGATTTTAGAGTATTACGCTCATCGCGGCACTCACTCAACTTCTCCAAATACTTCATACGCTTCTCGTGTTCGTCTTCAAAGTGTTCCTTCATCTTTTCCAATTCCCCGTGGAGTTTAAGGATAAAGAGTTTTTGTTCTTCATTCTCCTTCTTGAGTTTCTCATTTTCGTCCAACTCTTCACTCAGTATTTTATGGACTTCATCTAACTCTTTAATGCGTTGCTGGTTGAGATACGCACTCTTCATAATCTTATCCTTCATATCAACAATCTCCTTTCGGAGAGCGGTGGTCTGAC